TGATACTGCGAACGAATCCTTCACTGCTCGTTACACTCATGAAACAATCGCTTTGGCTTTTGCTATAACTGAAGAAGCTATTGAGGATAACCTCTATGATAGACTTTCAAGCAGATATACAAGAGCATTAGCAAGATCTATGTCTAATACAAAACAAGTTAAAGCGGCGAGTGTGTTGAACAACGCTTTTGATAGTACTTTTACTTTTGGAGATGGTAAGGAGCTTTGTGCTACTGATCACCCAACTGCAGGAGGAGGCACTTTCAGAAACGAACTGTCAACTGCGGCGGATTTAAATGAAACATCATTAGAACAATCACTTATTGATATCTCAGGATTTATTGATGAAAGAGGTCTCAAAATTGCTTTAATGGGTCGTAAGTTAATTATTCCAGTAAACTTACAGTTTGTAGCTGAAAGATTAATGGCAAGTAACATGCGTCCTGCAACTGCAGACAATGATGTTAATGCAATTAGAAATATGGGTATGTTACCTGAAGGGTATGTGGTAAATCACTTCTTAACAGATACAGACGCATTTTTCATTAAAACTGACTCACCAAATGGTTTTAAACATTTTGAAAGAGCAGGGATTGCAACATCAATGGAAGGTGACTTCGATACTGGTAATGTTAGATATAAGGCGAGAGAAAGATATAGCTTTGGCGTATCAGATCCTCGTTGTGTATTTGGCTCTCCAGGAGCTTAAATCAAGGATCCCCTTGAAATTAAAGGAGCGACTTTACAGTCGCTCTTTTTTTATGTTATAGTTTATACACCTTGACGGGAATAAACCCGACAAAGCCAAGACAAGGAGATTGATATGGCTAATACAACTTTTTCAGGTCCTATTAGATCTGAGAGTACAATTAAAACAATCAGTAAAAATGCAACTACTGGTGCAATTACAGAGGTATCAACCTTTGGTGATGGTCCAGTCAGTTTATCTGATGGTAACGTAACTCTTACAAATGCTACTCATAGTGGTAGAGTTTTACTTGTTCCAGATGGTAGTCAAGATAATACATATACACTTCCAGCACCTATAGCTGGATCAATGTTTAGATTTGTTTATGCTGGAGGAGCCGCTGATGCAACAGACGCTATAATAGTTACTCCAGGAAATACTAACTTTTATATTGGTGGTATAACCTTTTTAGATACTGATGGTAATGCAATTAGTTCTGTATTCTCAAACGGTAGCTCAAATAGTAGTATACAATTTAATGTTCCTGCTGGATTTGATGTTACAATTATGGGTATAAACACAACTAATTATCAAATTTTTGGTAATGCTACATCAACTACTGCCCCAGCTTTTGCTGATCAATAATAGGAGGCTTATATGGCAGATGCAGTTGCTACACAAACTATCATTGATGGTAGTAAAACAGCAGTTTTAAAATTCACAAATGTTTCTGATGGATCAGGTGAAAGTGCTGTTACTAAAGTAGACGTCAGTGCATTAGCTAATAATTCTATTGGTCAGGCTTGTACTGGAGCTTCCATACAAAAAATATGGTGGCAGTGTATCGGTATGAAAGTCCAAATATTATTTGACGCAACCTCTGATGTTCTTGCTATTGAGTTAGGTGAAAACCAAAGTGGCTTTCATGATTACTCTGGGTTTGGTGGTATACCAAATAATGCAGGATCTGGTAAGACTGGTGACATACAGTTTACAACCGTAGGACATTCAAGTGCAGATAGTTATACGATTATTCTGCAAGTAGCGAAAGAGTACGGTTAATGGCTACTACAAAAGATGTAAAAAGGACTCCCTCTGGTAAAATTAGTTACCGAGGGATGACTTTTCCTGGATTTAATAAACCAAAGAAAACTCCAGGAGGTCCTAAAAAATCAGCAGTTTTAGCTAAAAAAGGCACACAAATTAAACTTGTTAGGTTTGGCGATCCTAACATGAGTATAAAAAAAGATCAGCCAGGACGTCGTAAATCATTTAGAGCTAGACATAGATGTGATACGGCTAAAGATAAATTTACTGCAAGATATTGGTCATGTAAGGCATGGTAATGAAAGCTAACGAAGTTTTAAAATTATTAGAAAAGCACGAAGAAGAGTGCGGAAAAAGATATGAACGTATAGAAAAGAGTCTTGATAAATTTGATGTTAAACTTTGGGGGCTCGCCGTTCTAATAGTTATAACCCCTTTTTTACATAAGTTGATTTAAAATGGCTATGACGAGAGGACAAATGAGCAAACAAATTAGTAAACCTCCAGCCAAGAAAAAGAAAACAAAACGTAAAATACCAGAAAAATATTTAAAAGGCTTGTCAAGCACAGAGCGTGCTAAACGTCGTAAGGAAATACAACGTAATGCACCTAAAGCAGATAATGATCCATCTGCTTATAAGTTCAGTACAGACTTTAAAAAAGGTAAACGCAGAAAAACAAAAGAGTCTGTGTACACAAAACGATTTAGAAAAATGTATGGAGGTAAAAAGAAATGAAGAAAAAACTAACACCCAAGCAAAAGAAGTTAGCTTCGTTAACACCACCTTTTAATAAAATAACTCGTGGAGATATTATAAAAGGTGCAACTATGAGAAAAAAGAAAAATGGTAGCAAAGCTAGAAACAATAAGAAAAAAACTTAAGAGTGGAAAAAAGTTAGGTTTTAGCGAAAGAGCTAGAGCAGTTAATAAAGGTTTAATGCCAAGTAAGAGGAGGAAAAAACGTGTCAGCAAACGTAAGTAAAACATTAGCTGAAAAAGCTAAAAAAGCTAGAGCAAAAGGTAAAAAGGTTACGGCTGGACAATTACGTCAAGTCTACAACAAAGGTCTCGCCGCTTATAAAACTGGACACCGTCCTGGAACAACACCAAATCAATGGGCAATGGCTCGTGTAAACTCTGTGTTAACGGGAGGTAAAGCGGCGAAGGTTGATGCTCATATTTTTGGTAAAGGTAAAAAACCAAAGAAAAAACCTACGGCTAAGAAAAAAGCCTAATGTCATATTTAATTAGCAACATACCCTTCTTTAAATGTTGGGTACGCAAAGAATTTACGCACAATCATGAAAAATACAGAGGTGAATTTATACATGCTCATGCGTTTGCTGTAACTACAATGCCAGATAGAACACTTGGTTTCCAAGTCGTGTTTACTGGTTGTGAGGTTGACGGCACTGATGAAACAAATATACATGGTGGAGCAATGTGGGCTAGAATGCCTTTAACTGCATTGGTCGCTGATATACCTTTAGACACCATGCCTGATATTATGCACCCACGCTTTGCTCAGCCTTGGGACTGTAGCTCACATCATCATAGTGTGGTTAAATTAGATTATGTAAGTGTAAGTCCATGGATTTGTAAAATAGATAATAGGTTGCATATCGGTAAATATTTATTTACAATAGATTACAGTCAGTCTGATTTAGCAGATGATCCAGCTCAGCATAAGCAGAGTCATATCATTCAGTTAATTAAGGCTGATAATTGGACTGGTAACATTGTTGCCTTGCCAAATAACAGGGTTAGAGTAACTTCCCCTGCACTCTGGGAAACTGGAGAGGGAGCTCCCGATTTTAAACCGAGTCAATGGACTCATAACGCAGAGGAACATGAACAATATATGGATCCCGAAGTAACCTTCAACAATCTTTATAAGGAGAATAAATAATGATGAAGAAAAAAAGCTATGCAGTGGGTGGTGCTACTAACGAAAAAGAAAAAATGATGGGTGGTGGTGCTATGAAAAAGAAAAGCTATGCCGTAGGTGGTGGTGCTATGAAGAAAAAGAGCTTTGCTAATGGTGGTAAAGTAGTCAAAGGTCCTTATAGCTAATGACCACTTCATCCTCTACTAATTTTGAGCTAGATGTAGCTGAATATATTGAAGAAGCCTTTGAGCGTTGTGGCTTAGAGGTTAGGACTGGTTACGACTTACAAACAGCCAAACGTTCGTTAAATATATTACTAGCTGATTGGGCAAATAGAGGATTAAATCAATGGACTATTGAACAACGTACACAATCATTAACATCAGGTACAGCGGAATATAGTTTAGCAACAGATGTAATTGATATACTCAATGCTGTCATACGCAGAGGAACTACAGATTTTACAATAAGTAGAATAAGTAGGGATCAATACATCAATATACCAGTAAAATCAACAACTGGTAGACCTAGTCAGTATTTTTTAGATAGGCAGATAACACCTAATTTAAAACTCTGGGCTACACCAGAGAACAGCACAGATACTTTTGTGTACGATGCTTTGACTAGAATACAAGACGCAGATACAGCTAAAAATACAATGGAAGTACCCTTTAGGTTTTATCCATGTTTAACTGCAGGACTCGCTTATTACTTGGCAATGAAAAAAGCTCCTGACAGAATACAAATATTGAAAGCTGTGTATGAAGAAGAGTTCGAGCGTGCTTCAGCAGAAGACAGAGATCGCTCTAATTTAACATTAACACCAAGTAGCACTTATTATGGATTTGTATGACTAGATACGCTATTGGAAGAAAATCAAAGTTTATATCAGATAGGTCTGGTTTTGCCTTTCCCTATAGAGAGCGAGTTATGGAATGGAACGGTAATGTAGTCCATAGGTCTGAGTATGAGGTAAAACACCCTCAACTTACACCACGCAAACCACCATTAGAGCCACAAGCTCTTTATCAACCTAGACCACAACAAGAGGATGATAATAAACAATTAATTGTTATAACAAATACTGGACTTGGCATACTTGGAACAAAGTTAGAATCTTTTAGTGCAACCACAAGTTTAGGAACAGTAACGGTGAGTATATCATGAGTTTTACATTGACTACATTGACGGCTTCTGTGCAAGAGTGGACACAAAATGATGAAAGTACTTTTGTAGCTGAAATACCGTTTTTTATTAAAAATGCAGAAGAACGTATTTTTAAAACTGTTGACCTTGATTATTTTCGTAAAAATGTTACTGGTACAGCCACATCTGGTAATAAATTTTTAGAAAAACCTAGTGACTATATGGCTACTTTTTCTTTGTCATTAATAAATAGTGGTACAAATGTTTTTCTACTACAAAAAGATGTTAACTTTTTACAAGAATATCATCCTGACCCTACTGTGACTGGCACTCCTAAATACTATGCACAGTTTGATGTTAGCACTTTTATTTTGGCTCCAACACCAAACGCTGATTTTAC